GCTTGGCGCTATTGGCTTTTGTCTGTATAAATGTTCCGGTGGGCACGTTGTGTCTAGCCAAATCTTGTACCCATGCACCGCCGCCCGAATGCAAAAAGCCCGATCCTCCCACAAACTGTGCGAAACGTTGTAAATCGGCGAATAGTTTACACCTGCGCGGATAACTTCGGACTTAATCAAAATGCACGCCCCCGACATTCCCACTTGATGCAATCCCTGATTTCGAAATTGCTCATACTGCCGATCATATGCGAACGAATAAAAATCAAACATCCAAGCGTTTGGCTGTTCGTCTGATTCTGGTTTCCACTGTGTCCAAAACACTTCTGCGACGATTTCTTTTTTGTGGCTTAAAAGGCGTTGAATAGTCTGTGGCTGTAGAATCAAATCCGAATCGACTAGGAAAAAATAATCGTATCGATTTTCCATACAGTGCCGCAACAACGCATTTTTCATCTTGGTAACATCTTTTAAGTTTTCGCCTGTCCAGTGGTGCGTTTCTTCGTCTCGCCTATACTCGTTTTCGCTAGTGAATTCGATATACTGCGAAGGTTTTAAGAACCGTTTTAATCTTGGCGAATTGTGCAATATAAAAAATAAGTCAACCTTCACCCCATGGGTATCAAGTTGACGAATTGCCTTGAGATATTTATAAAATGTGAGGTGTTCTTGTCTAACTGGCGCGCCTAGTAAGATACGCTTCATAAGCCATCGCCCCGATCCTCTACATATAGTGTTCGCAGTTCATCTTTGTGTTTCATGTAGTATTCTTTGAAGTCTTCTTCAAAAATCGGAACCTGCGCCAAATGCCCAAATTGCATTGTTGTGTCGACGTACATTGGTACCCCTGCTTGCTTCAATTTGTAGCAAAAGGATAAGTCCTCGCCCCATCCGTCTCTAGGGAAAAAGTAAGGTTTCTGCACCTTGTCGAATACTTCGCGACGGATCAAACAACAAGCCATCCCTGCGCCATCGATTGGCAAAAGTCCCTCGCCATATTCGACCGGACTCTCAAGATAACATTTGCCATCCGGCTGTTCTTCGATCTTGGAATAGAAACAAGGTTGATATGGCTGTACGCGCTTAAATGCTTTCGCTGTAACAAATGGCAACTTATGCCGCTCTAGATAATAAATTGATAATGGATGAAAGACCATATCCGAATCGATGAACATTAACGCTTCGCATTCTGATTTTAGAAACTGCTCCACAATGGATTCACGCGCATCGTGCACTAGCGAATTTTGCGTCATGCAGAACATGTACTCATGGTGTCCGCGCTGATTCGCCATTTTGACGAATGATTCGAATACGCGAAACTCGACTGGACGCGACATTGGAATTCCAATCATGATCTTGATCTGTTTTGGCTTGTCCGTTAATTGCTCAGTTACTTGCTTATTTGCTTGCTCAAAAAGTTGATCCATCATTTTTCACACGCTCCTGTGTTTGTGTGTACCTGTAAAAAATCGGGGGAAGGGGATACAGGCTTCCCCTTATCATCCGTCGACTATCCCCCGATCGCGCGAATCGCGACTATTAACCTTGGTAGCGGTCGTTGCCTTGTACGTTGATTGCACTAATAGAAGAAGCTGTATCAACCTTGGTTACATACACGCCTAGGTAGCGCTTGCCTTCTGTAATTTCAGTGTTCAGCACATCTACAGTCGTAACATTTGTAGAAGCTGTTGCAACGGATACCGTTGTTGTACTCAAAAGAGTAGCAACAGCACCTGCCCATGTTGCCGCTGTGGACTCGTAAACTTTAACAACAAGCGTACTTGCTGTGGTAGCTGTACCATGAGATACAACCGCCGCGAATCGTCCGAATTGGCTCATGTCAACCAGTGTACTGGAGGAAATCGCCGCGCTTACTTGCGGATAAATTGCTTCCGAAATTGTTACTTGCTCACTAATTTTTGCGTTTGGCATTTTGTTTACCCTCCCTTATTAAGTAAGTGTTACGAATGGCGACAATGTTGATCCGCCTGCGCGTGGTGTGATTGCTGAATCGATCCAAGGTTGACCTGCTACGCGGCTTACGAATCTCCAAGACTTCTCGTCCGTTTGGAATTTAACATGGATAGACTCGTCCACAGTCAATTGTTGACGATCACCAATTAGATAGTAAGACATATCAGCAAGCAAGATATCGCCGCTTGTGCCCAATGCAGGTAGTTTTTCGGTAACGATAACCGGAACGCCATAAATCGTTTGTGGCAATGCTCCTGCGATTGTAGAATTCGAACCCGGCAACAGAATGTAATTGCTGTTTTCGTCTTTCAATTTGTAGATTTCAGGCAATACGGATTGATTGATAACCCATACTTTGTTGGACAATGAACCATAAGAACGCGCTAACATAGCAACCAAATCCACAGTCCCTACGCGGCTTGCTGTTGTGCGTGTTACTGCGATTTTAGCAGGTGCATTCAAAATTCCAAGTGGCTTTCCTACACCGTTCCCAGTCAAGAAAGCTACATCTTCCTCGAATGCAATTGTCTGTGCGAATAGGTCTTGCAAAAGTCCGCCCATGCTCACAATTGCGTCATTGTTCAACTCGTCGGACGATTCAACGTAACCAATCAATTTATTAGCTTCTAAAGTCACTTGCTTGAATTTAGGCGCGCTAGGTGTTTTTGTCTCGCCTTCACCAGTCCAATAAGCCGCAACTCCGCCAAAGATAGAACCAGCCGCATTGCTTGCAACGTTCAGCGCTGGCATTTTCAAAATGTTGCTAGCCATGTTTAGAACGCGTGCGCCGCTTCCGCGAACAACGGAACGCTCCAAACGTACTTGTGCTACTTCATTCATAAATTGCTCTGGTACCAAAAAGCCGCCATCCACACCAGTTGATTCGCCCAACGCTTTACGCGTCATTTCACGAAGTCCTGCATCGCCGCGACGTGCTTTAACTAAGAAATCGCCGAATGTTTCTTTTTTCTCTGGTGCAACGAATGCCGATTTTTTAGCTTGCTCGGACAACTCCGCTTTTGTTTTCTCAAGTTCCGTTTGGAATTTGCTGAACAACGCATCAGCGTCTGCATTGTCTTTAGCTTGATTGGAAAGTCGCTCCATCAAACGATCTTCTAACGATTTCAATTCCATTTTCGAAGCGCCATTGCTCAATGCTTCGCCGATTGCTTGTTGAATTTCTTTAATTGCATCCATCGTTTTCACTCCCTGTGATAGTTGTTTTTGTCCTTCATCATAAAACGTATTGCATACAGCGAACCTTTGGGCATTGTCCGGAAAGTCCGCTAATGCTTCAGCATCACCCATGCAACGATTTACGAATTCATTTCTGCTTTCGCCGCTTCGTGGACTAGGCATTTTTGAACCCTCGAATCATTTGCAAGATTGCTTGCACTTCTTGTTGCTCATCATCGCTTTTTTGAGTGGATGACTCCGGCTCAAGTTGTGCGATAAGCTCATTTAATTTTTGGATCGCATTTTTGATTTCGCCAATATCAGCACTTTTGACTTCATACAAAAGTTCACTAAGCGACTTTGCAGAAGTGATCCGCGCTTTTTCGTTTGCCGCAAAAGTTACCGGAGAAAACTCCCATAGCCGCAACTCTTTAAGCATACGATTTTTGGACTTATACTCGTCTTTGATTATATCATATCCAATGCTCATTTCGTCGATAACACCATCGCGCATGAGTTCCATAGCTTTACGCCCTGTGTCAGTCATACTGATTTTCGCTTTGATATATAATCCTTTGCTATCTTGTTCCATCGCAATTGGTTTGCCGATCGGCTCACTTGTGTCGTGTTGCCACAACACCTTCACGCGTGCGCTATTCTCTTTCAGCGTCTTCGTGAATGCGCCTTGCTCGATGATATCGCCATATGAATCCACGTTGCCAAAGTAAGCCGCGTATCCTTCGATGGTGTTATCGCCTGCGGCTTTTAACTCGAATCTACTCGCCTTGTATTGCATCATCCTCGCCCCTTTCTTGTGATCTCACATACCCTATTGCACATCGACAATTGATCCGTTCGCGCGCTGACAATTCCCAATCTGCCGGATACTCTCCCAACGATTGACCAACGCGGAATTTGTCCGTCAGTGCTATAGCCGGATGAGCAGACATTGCCGCGTGTGTGTCGCGTGTATCTCCGTCTTGTGTCGGTATCCAGATTTTTAGCAACCTAACGCCGAAATCTGTTTCCGCTTGTTGTGCACCGGACAAGCTACCTTTGTTTGCGGCAGTCATCGTTTCCGTTCTCGCTATCGTTTCTGAACGATTCGGAATGATTTGCTCCAGATAAAGTTGTCCTATTGCATATGCGATTGTGTCCGGCGTTTCCTCATCGCCAATTGCCCATCCTGCCGCGATGCCTTGCGCGATGATCGTTTTGATCTCTGCGCGTGTGGTATCGTCAATCAGCACAACCGCGTTTCCGACGTTCAACGTGATCCAATACAGCAAGTCATCGGTATATGCTTCGAATGCTTTAGTCTGCATTTTCTCGCGCCGCAAATCGTTGTACTGCTGTTTGCCAAAATGATCGATAACCGCACGATTCATAGCAATTAGCACGTTGCGCAAATCTTTACTTGTCGCTGTGACCACTTGATCTGTGATACGCTCCGCTTCGAATGCTGACGCGCCTTCCAATTGCTTCATAAGTTTCGATTGCTGATCCACAAAATATTC